GCGCTACCTGGACGCTTTCGGGCGGTATCTGCACCAGGAGCCTGCAGATCACGATGGCCTGTCACCCGAGGACCGTGACCTCGAGGCGCGGATCGAGCAGGCGTATGACCGGATGCTCGCTGCCCCGACGGTCGAGAATCGCGCCGGCTGGTGCGCCAGGATGGCCGAGCTGATCGACCAGCGCAGCCCGCGAGCGGTGGCGGCGATGGAGCGGGCCATGGGGCTGTCGTCGTCGTGATGGACGAGGTGATGGCCTGGGTGGAGTGGGGCGCGCTGGTGCTGGTCGGCGCTGCCGTCGCCGTGCTGGCGTGGATACTGCGTGGCTTGGGGCGGGATCTGGATGGCTACTGACGCCACCAGTATCCCCGGTCCCCCAGGGAAGGTCAGCCGCGACGAGCAGCGGATGTCGCTGTTGTCACCTGCAACAGAGTTCCGGATTTACACCGCCCCGCGGGTCCTTCTGGGTGACCTCCATGCGGGTCGATGAAGGGCGCGCAAAAACGCTAGGTTGTGCGTGCTGGCGATGGGCAACGCAACACTATCAATCACTTACGTCTTGCGATTCTTCCAGTAGGCCGCCATCCGGATGAACTGGATCAACTTTGACGACGTCGTTGACCAGCTGGTTGGCGCCGGCCTCGAGATCGAGGGCGGCGTCGAGGTCGACACGCCGAAGCCGATCCGTGTCCGTGAGGCGGGCGGAGACCGTGAGCGACGCGGCTGGTACTGGCTCAGCACCAAGGAGATCGGCGGTGAGCGGTTCATCACCGGCGCCTGCGGCATTTTCCGCGGTTCCGACGACGGCAAGATCAGCATCCGGCTGAACCAGGACGGTAAACGGGTCAAGCTCTCGCAGGAGGATCGCGCGGCCATCGCCGCCCGGCAGAAAGCGGAGATGGCCAGGCTCAAGGCTATGCGTGGCGCCCAGGCCGCGCGCGCGGCCCAGGCCGCCGCCCGGGTCTGGCGCTCCTACCAGCCAGACGGATCGTCGGACTACCTGCGACGCAAGCAGGTCGGCGCGCACGGCGTGCGCTTTGCGCCGCAGGCCGACACGATCGCCGTGCCGATGATGGACGCCGCCGGGCGCATCCACGGCCTGCAGATCATCCGCGGCAAGGATCGGCCCGCCGGCAAGCTGGAGAAGGAGTACTGGCCGAAGGGGCTGGTCAAGTCGGGACACTACTACCTGGTCGGCGGTCTGCCGGCCGGCCTGGTGCTGCTGGCCGAGGGGTACGCCACTGCCGCGTCGCTGCACCAGGCGACCGGCTACCCGGTCGCCGTCGCATTCGACGCCGGGAACCTGCGCCCAGTCGCCGAGGCAATCAAGGCGGCCTACCCGCGGTCCGAGCTGCTGGTCTGTGCCGACGACGACTATCTGCAGCGCTGCCGCGCGTGCCGTCGGCAGACGCCGGTCGCCGACCCCACGTGCCAACACTGCGGCGACCCGCACCAGCAGCAGAACCCAGGCGTCACCGCGGCGAACAACGCCGCGCACGCCGTGGCCGGCGCCTGTTGCATCCCGGTGTTCGCCGAGCAACGCAGCCCGGAGCGCAAGGGCCCGACCGACTTCAACGACCTCGCCCTGGCCGAGGGCGAGGCCGTAGTGCGCGCCCAGGTCGACGCCCGCCTCCGGGATCTCGGCTGGTCGCCCGGTGCGCATGGCGCGCGGGTCACGGCGCCCAAGGGGGGAGGGGAAACCAGCCGCAGGCCACCGGCCGAAGCGCTGCTGTCCCTGGAGGGTGCGGTCGACCGGTTCGTGCCGCTCGACGACGGCACCGGCGATCACCTGTGGGATACGTGGACGCGACGCCCGGTCAAGCAAAAGCAGATGATGGCGCTGCTGCCACCCAAGGCGCGCTGGGACGACGTCAAGTCACACCCGACCTGGGCCGAGCGCGGCGCCTACTACATCGACGAGGTCGGGTTCGACCCGACCGAGAACGACCCCACCGTCAAGCTCAACACCTGGCGCGGATGGCCCATGGAGCCGAAAGAGGGGTCGTGCGAGCGGATCCTCGAGCTGCTCGAATACCTCTGCAACCGCGAGACCAACGCCCGCGAGGTCTACCAGTGGCTGCTCCGCTGGATGGCCTACCCGCTGCAGAAGCCCGGCGCGAAGATGAACAGCGCCGTGATCATGCACGGGCCGCAGGGCACCGGCAAAAGCGCGGTGTTCCAGCAGCTGGCCAAGATCTACGGCGACTACGCGACGGTGCTCAACCAGCGCGGCCTCGAGGACCGATTCAACTCGGACTGGTGCGACAGCAAGCTGCTGATCCTCGCCGAGGAGGTCGTCACCCGCGCCGAGATGTGGCACATCAAGAACGAGCTCAAGGAGTTGGTCTCCGGCGACTGGATCCGGGTCAACCCAAAGAACCTCGCCGCCTACCGCCAGCGCAACCAAGTCAACATCGTCTACCTCTCCAACGAGAACCAGCCGCTACCGATCGACAACGACGACCGGCGCCACCTGGTCGTCTACACCCCGCCGCACCTCGACGAGTCGTACTACGACGAGGTCTTTCTCGAGATCGAAAACGGCGGCGTCGAGGCGTTCTACCACTACCTGCTGGCGCTCGACCTGGGCGACTTCCACCCCAAGAAGCGCCCGCCGATGACGGCCAGCAAGGAAGACCTGATCGAACTGTCGCGCCCGAGCGAGGACCGTTTCCTGCGTGAGTGGCGCTCAGGCGACCTGGACCTGCCGTTCTGCCCGTGCCTGTCGATGGACCTCTACGCCGCCTACCTGCGCTGGTGCCGGCTCAATGGCGAGATCCGCCCGCGTCCGAGCAACCACTTCCTGGCCCACATGGGCAAGATCCCCGGATGGGTCGTTGGCAAGCAGGCCGCCGTCTACGACACCTACCACTACGAAGGCACGCCGCGCCAGCGGCGGCTCGTCCTGCCCTCGGCGCAGGATCTCGAGCACGCCGCCAGGCGCGGCGAGGACCGGCGCATGGCCGAAGGCAAGAGCCAGCAGGTGTGGCTGACGGACTGCTACCTCGCCTTCGCCGCCGCCGTTGAAGGGCGAGAGCAGAACGTGGGCCGGGATCGGGCCGCATGAACGCCCATGTGACAGGCAATGTGACAGCAAATGTGACAGGCATTATGACAGGCCAACGCATTGAATATGCGCGACTTTTCGCCAATGTGACAGGCATGACAGGACAACGCGCGCACACGTGGGCGCACACACCCGCACGCACACCCGCGCGTGCGTCCACACGTGCGCGTACGCCTGTCACATGTGTCACATGTGTCACATGCCCGCACATTCAGGCGCTTACGTGCAAGCGCACCCGTCACACCGCGCGTCATATCGCCTGTCACACGCGTTTTTTACCCACACACACCCCCCTGGAAAAAAGGACAGGAGAGAGAAAAGGGCGGGGAGGGCGGCCGGCATGACGGCGATGACCCAGGCCGAGTACGCCCGCCGGCGCGGCTGGGCCCGCTCCACCGTCACCCGGGCGCTGCACAAGGGCCGCCTGGTCAAGACGCCCGACGGTCTGATCGACGTCGAGGCCTCCGACACGCGCTACCAGGCGACGGCCGTCCGGCCGGCGCAGGCAACGGGCGCAACGGCCGAGGCAACCGCGGCCGAGGGCGGCGTTCACGGCCTGATGCCCTCGGCCGCCAACTCGCGCGCCAAGCGCGAGCACTACGAGGCCGAGATCAAGGCGCTCGAGTACCGCCAGCGCGTCGGCGACCTCATCCCGCGCGAGGACGTCGACACCGTGCTGCGCTTCGTCACCGCCGCGGTGCGCTCGGCGATGGACGTCTACCCCGACCAGGTCGCGCCTCTGGTCGCCCCGGAGACCGACCTCGACGAGGTGCACGCACGGCTCGCCGAGGCGTGCCGGCAGGTCCTGGTCGACATCGGCGACGCCATCCGCCGGCAGCACCAGGCGCTGCCCCAGGGGTCCGCATCATGAGCCACCTCGCTCACTGCATCGACCTCTGCGCCCGCAACGTCGCGCCGCGGCGCGCGCTGACCGTCGCCGAGTGGGCGGACGACCACCGCTACCTCTCCGGCAAGCAGGCCGGCGAGCGCGGCCGCTGGCGCACCGCCCGCACCCCCTTCCTGCGCGAGATCATGAACTGCCTGTCGCCCGACTCCACGGCCCGCGACATCGTCGTCATGAAATCCTCGCAGGTCGGCATGACCGAGGCCGTCGTCAACTGGATCGGCTACCTCATCGCCCACCAGCCCGGCCCCGCCATGGTGATGCTGCCGACGCTCGAGGCGCGCGACAGCTGGAAGATCCAGAAGCTCAACCCGCTGCTGCAGGAGACCCCCGCGGTCCGCGAGGTGCTCGGCGGCATGCGCTCGCGCGACTCGGCCAACCGCCAGGACCTGATCGACTTCCCCGGCGGGGTGTTGTTCCTGGCCGGCGGCAACTCCACCAACTCCTACGCCCAGAAGTCCGTCCGCTACCTGGTCATGGACGACCTCGACCGCTTCCCGTCCGAGATCGGCGAGGAGGGCGACGTCATCACCCTGGCGCGCGGGCGCACCAAGGCCTTCGCCCGGCCCAAGCGGCTCTTCATCTCCACCCCCACCGTGCACGACGAGAGCCTGATCGAGCGGGAATACGAAAAAAGCGATCAGCGGCGGTATCACCTGGAGTGCCCGCACTGCGGCCAGTGGCAGCCGCTGGAGTGGGGCGCCGACCTGCCGCACGGCCTGCGCTGGGACGCGCAGCACACACGCGCCTGGTACAGCTGCCGCGAATGCCAGGGCGAGATCCACGAGCACCAGAAGCCGGCCCTGCTCGAGAACGGCCGCTGGATCGCCGCCCACCCGGAGCGGTCCGTGCGCGGCTACCAGCTCACCGCCCTGCTCGCGCCGATCGGCCTCGGCCCCTCCTGGCTCGACCTCGCCCACGAGTGGCGGCAGGCCGTCAAAGCCCCGGCGACGCTGCGCGCCTTCGTCAACACCCACCTCGGCGAGACCTGGGTCGAGCAGGGCGACAGCATCGAGCCGACCGGGCTGCTCGCGCGCCTCGAGGCCTACCCCGACGGCTACCCGGCCCGCGCGCGCACCTTCGGCTGCGACGTCCAGAAAGACCGCCTCGAGCTCACCCTCGTCGACTGGGGCACCGGCGAGGAGGCCTGGGCGGTCGAGCACCTGATCCTGCCCGGCGACACCGCACGCGGCGACGTCTGGGACCAGCTCGAGGCCGAACTGGCCGACTTCGGCCCCGAGGCCGGCGCCATCGACTCCGGTTACAACACCTCCATGGTCTACGCCTACTGCCAGGGCCGCCCGTGGATCTACGCCACCAAGGGCGTCGCCGGCGGCGGGAGGCCCCTGATCGAGGACGCGCGCAGCCGCCGCCAGCGCCTGCGCCGGCAGCGACGCAAGGGCATCGCCGTGCACGTCGTCGGCGTCGACCAGGCCAAGGCCCTGCTTTTCTCGCGGCTCAAGATCCAGCAGCCGGGCCCCGGCTACATCCACTTCCCCAACGAGCCCGCGTTCGACGACGAGTACTTCGCCCAGCTCACCGCCGAGAAGCTCGTCACCAAGATGCGCGGCACGCGCCCCATCGCGCAGTGGGTCCAGACCCGCCCGCGCAACGAGGCGCTCGACTGCTTCCTGCTGGCACTGGCCGCGCTGCGCCTCGCCGAGATCGACCTGTCGACGCGCGGCCTGCGCCGGCCCGGCACGGCCGCGCCGAGACCCGAGACCAAGATCCCGCCGCCCGCGCGCCGGGCCCCCGCACCGCCGTCGCCGACCGGCTTCGGCTCAGAGGAATGGAGCCTGTGACCACCGAACCCCTCCGCATCGTCTGCTTCAAGTGGCGCCCGCCCGCGGTCCGCCGCTCGCCGTCCACGGCCACCATCGGCGCCTACGGCCCAGAGCACGTCAACCGCCTCTACCGCGCGGTCCGCGAGCACCTGCGCCTGGAGCACGAGTTCGTCTGCGTCACTGACGACGCCGAGGGGCTCGACCCCGCCATCCGCGTCATCCCGCTGTGGGACCAGTGCCTCGACCTCGGCGGCTGCTACAACCGGCTCTACGTCTTCAGCCCGGACATGCGCGAGCTGATCGGCCCGCGCTTCGCCTGCATCGACCTCGACAGCGTCGTCACCGGCGACCTCACCCCGTTGTTCGACCGGCCCGAGGAGTTCGTCATCGCCGCCCAGCAGTGGAGCCCGCACCAGGCCTACAGCGGCACCCTGTTCATGATGGACGCCGGCGCGCGGGCCCGGGTCTGGGACGAGTTCGCCCGGGATCCCGCCGCCGCCCGGCAGCTCGCCAGCGACTACACCGGCACCGACCAGGCGTGGATCCGCCACAGCCTCGGCCTCGGCGAGGCCACCTGGGGCCGGCGCGACGGCGTGCACGAGGCCCTGCTGATCGGCGACACCCTGCCGCCGGCCGCCCGCATCGTCTTTTTCAGCGGCGATCGCGACCCATCACACGCCGCCTACCCCTGGGTGCGCCAGCACTACTACCCGGAGCGGCGCCCCACCTTCGCCTGCGTGCTCCGTGCCGGCGGCGAATACCACGCCGGCCACGTCGCCTGGCTGCAGCGCCAGGTCGAGCGGCACTACCCGCACCCGCACCGCTTCGTCTGCCTGGCCGACGTCGACGTCGACTGCGAGCGCATCCCGCTCGAGCACGACTGGCCCGGCTGGTGGGCCAAGCTCGAGCTGTTCAAGCACGACCTCGGGCGCGTTTTCTACCTCGACCTCGACACCGTCATCGTCGGCGACCTCACCCCGCTGGTCGACAGCGACCCCACCGGCGGTTTCGCCATGCTGCGGAACATGAGCGGCCACCCCTGCGCCGGCAGCGGCGTCATGGCCTGGACCGGCCCCCGGCGCGAGCTCTACGAAGCGTTCGCCGCCGATCCCGCCCGCCACCAGGCCGAGTGCGTCACCAAGACCCGCTGGGGCGACCAGGGCTTCATCCAGGCCGAACTCGAGGCCGCCGGCGTCACGATCGACTACCTGCAGGACCGGCACCCCGGCGCCATCGCGCGCGGCCTCCACATCATGGAGCGCCCCGCCCCGCCGCCCGAGTGCCGCCTCGTCGTCTTCAACGGCAAGCCGCGCCCGTGGGAGACCAGGGCCCCGTGGATCCCGCGCCTCTACTGGCAGACCGGCCCGCGTCGCGAGCGCACGCCCACCCCGCCGGCGCGCACCCCGGCCACCGGCGTCAAGCTCGCCCCCGAGCACGTCACCGCGCTCTGCTACCAGCGCACCCAGTACCTCGCCCAGCTCGCCCGCGCCTACGAGACCGAGATGCGCGAGACCCTCGAGCAGCTCCGCCCGCACCTGCCCGCGCGCCTCGAGCACGCGCTCGACATCGGCTGCGGCCTGGCCGGCATCGACCTGCTGCTCGCGCGCGCCTACCCCGGCGCCCACTTCACCCTGCTCGACCGCGACGGCTTCGACACCCGCCGCCGCGTCGGCTGGGCCAAGCACGTCGCCGACTTCGGCGCCTACAACCACCTCGCCGAGAGCGACCGGTTCCTGCACATCAACGGCGTCCAGCGCCGGCGCTACGCCACCCACGACATCGGCCGCGAGCCGTTTCCGCGGAAACCCTTCGACCTGGTCATCTCGCTGCTGTCGTGGTGCTTCCACTACCCGGCCGACACCTACGCCCACCTGATCCGCCTCGCGCCCGGCGGCGTGCTGATCGTCGACGTCCGCCGCGGCACCGACATCAGCGCCCTCGGCGAGCCGGCCGCCGTGGTGCACGTCGGCGAGAAGCACGACCGGTTGCTGTTTCGGGCGTCGGCTTCATTAAATTGTTAGGAGTTTTGTGATGAAGATGATTATCCACTACGACGGGAACACCTATGAAACGCCGTCAACCGACGAAGCCACCGTCGCAGACTGTGCTGAAGCGCTGTACTCGGACCTTCAGCGCATGAACAAGCTGAAAATCGAACTCAAGGACGGCGGGTTTTTGCTGCTTGGCGAACAGGCCGTGAGGCGATGCGCAATCATGGTGCTGGACTCATAACCAGTAAGAGGCGGCCAACAGCCGCAATAACCAAGAACCAAAGAGGTAAGAGAACATGAAGAACCTGAACAAAACCGCGTTGCTGTTGGCCGTCCTCTTCGTTGGATTGTTGATTGGCTGCACCTTTCAGGAGTCCACCGATATACGCGAGTCAGAGGCCGACTTCAAGCTGAAGCAAATCACGCTGGATGATGGCACTCCGTGCGCTGTTCTGGTGGGATACAGAAAAGGCGGGATTTCGTGCGGATGGAAGCAGTAGCCGCCTAACCAGTAATAGGCGGACCTGCATAAAACCATGATCACCATCCTCTCTTTTTCTGCTGACCAAAGGAGAACCGAAAATGAACAAGAGCTGGATCGTCTACGGCCCCCAGGCCTGCAGCGACACCCGGGACGCAAAGGCGATTGCCGAGTCGTTCGGCCTGAGCCGCATCCG